CCGGGCAATAAGGGCGCGTGCGCTATCCACTTTTTTGCCCGTCCATATTCAACGGCTTCTTTGAGGAGTTCATTTTCCATCGTTTTCTTGCCGAGCAGGCGCTGGAGTTCTTTAATCTGCTTCATGGCGGCAGCAAGTTCAGAGGCAGGAACAACCTGTTCTCCGGCGGCGACAGCAGTAAGACTTCCTTCCTGGTATTGCTTACGCCAGAGAAATAACTGGCTGGCTGCTACACCATGTTGCCGGGCAACGAGGGAGACCGTCATCCCCGGTTCAAAGCTCTGCTGAACAATTGCGATCTTTTCCTGTGTGGTACGCCGTCTGCGTTTCTCCGGCCCTAAGACATCAATCATCTGTTCTCCAATGACTAGTCTAAAAACTAGTATTAAGACTATCACTTATTTAAGTGATACTGGTTGTCTGGAGATTCAGGGGGCCAGTCTAGTTACATTGCGGCTCTGCGTTTCGAAGAACTCCTCACCATTGCGGACAACATCAAAAAACTCACCGTCTCGATATTGCGCATAAAGAACGAATGCGCCATCACATAAAATAATTACGTGCTGACCATCATCTGGCATTCGCTCACTACAGCTTATCCAACCATCCGGAGTTACCGGATAGTTGCCAGACAGCGCATTCTGCAACCGTTCCAGCTTCACGTATTCCTGAACTCTGTTTCCGTCGCACGTCTGAAGCCATTGAGCAGCCTTTTGCGCATCAGTGTGAAAGGCACAAGTGCGACCGTCATCAAATTGCATTTTGTAGAGGTCAGCAACCTGTTCAAACTCCGTTTGTGGCAAGTTGTAAGTTTGGCTTACAGGTTTGGCACCATGAAGCATGGCGGCACGACAGGCGTTCCAGCCTCTCACCTCTGCAATAGCTGCAACCGCATCAACCGCATACATGCTAAGAGGGTTCGGCATTGGTTTTTCTTCCGGTACTACTGGCGATGGCTGTTTAACTTCTAAATCAGCAATTCTGTCAACTACGGCATCTACTGCATCTGAAAAACTGAAACAGTTACTCCATTCCGGCCTGTTCCCGGTTGCTGCAAAATACATATCAGCTAAAGCATACTCAGCATGGTCACGCTCGTTGATGAGTTGCTCTTCGCTTTTCTCCAGTTCAGCAATACGCTTACTCCCATCCGAGATAACGCCCTCGTAATACTCACGCTGCTCGTTGAGTTTTGATTCAAGTTCACCGAACTTACGGACAAGATATTCAGCGTTTGTTTCGTTAACCTTTAAATCTCGTGGGATGCATTTACCTTTCAGAAATCCATCCATCTCAATTAGTGACATTTGTTTCATTTCTTCCCACTCCGCCACATCGCATTCAGATATTTGTTTTGATTTACTGATGGAAAAGAATTTCTCTTAAGCAATTCCTCTCTCGATGGCATTGGCTTTACGCGTTGGCGAATAATCATTTCTGCCGGAAGAATGCCGGGATTGTATGCAAGTCCTCTCATGGTAAATTCCTCAGTCATTACTGATAGCGCCATAACGTGAGCGGTAATTACGCAGGCGCGGGTCAATTTCAGGGAAGTGGGTATATGTGGCTTTGCGGAATGGTTGGATTGATGTCTGGTAAATTCGCTCGCGTTCTTCTTTCTCTGCAAGCCATATACAGTGGCGAAATTCCTTTTCCTCTTTCGTTTCCTGCGGTAGCGACATTATCCGGTCGTAGTTTTTTCTGAATTTATCCAGCACCTCCGATACGGAATTGCCGGAACAGCGGCGCGCGTCGTCCGCACCATACAGAGGCGCTGGCATGGTTTTCTCCTGTTGATTATTTAGCTAACTTTTTCCAGATCGCTGAAACGTATTTGGCTTGGTGAATGGCATCATCAAGCGCGTTGTGGCGAGTTCCTTTGAATGGCATATCTCGCTTAGGGTCGAATCCTATTACCTTCCCAAGTTCGACGATTGTTCTTACGTCGCGGTCATTCCACCACTGCCACGGAACTGGCTGCCCTGTCAGCGAATAACTGTTGCGGAGAATAACGCAGTCAAATGATGCTCCATTCCCCCAAACCTGAACGAATTTGTGGTTGGCGTTCTTTATGATGAATTCAGATAACCATGAAAGAGCCGTTGAAAGCTCTTGAGTGTTGCTGGTTAGCGATTTTCTGGCTTCTTCACTCTGTTCCATCCACCATAAAATCGTTGAAGCGTCAGGACGCGCCCGATATCGCATTGATGACTCAAGCGAGATATTTACCGAGAACTCTTCTCCTGTTTCTCCGGTATTCGGGTCAAAGAATACCGCCCCAATAGAAATAACTGGCGAGTATGGCCCGTTGCCCATTGTTTCAAGGTCAACCATTAAGTGATTCATGTAAGTCCTTAAATTGCGTGAATAGCGTGACGAGGGAAGGGGAGAGTTACTGGTGCAAAGGGTATATCGTCGTCAAAATCCATCGGAGGTTCGTTGTGTTGTGCTGGTGATGATTGCTGCTGTGGCTTCTGTGATTGCCTGCTGGCTGCTTGTTGTTTGCTGTCGCCAATGCCGCCAGGCATTTGCATCACGCCATTAATTCCGACATGAACCTCGGTTGTGTAACGGTCTTGCCCTGACTGGTCTTTCCACTTTCTGGTTCTCAGCATTCCCTCGAAATAAATCTGATCACCTTTTTTCACATACTGCCCCACGACCTCAGCCAGTTTCCCGGATACAGCAACACGATGCCATTCAGTCAATTCCTTTTGCTCGCCAGTATTTTTATCTCGCCATTGTTCTGATGTGGCTATTGTCAGGTTAGCTAACGCTGTTCCTGATGGTGAGTATCGAACTTCCGGGGCTTGTCCTACCCGACCAAGGATAATCACCTTATTTACGCCTCTGCTTGCCATTTATGCCGCCTGTTTTAGTTCGTTAACTCTGATGTTCATTACCTGAACGCATTTAGCCTGCGCCTCCTCGTTGCCAGCCATTAATTGCCAGTCACGCTGATAACGCTCGATGAGTTTTTTCTTATCAGTTTCTGTTGACGCATAATCGCTGAAGTCTTTCAGGATTTGTTCGCAGTCAACCGATGGAGATTTCTGGTTGGTATTTTCTGGTGATGGTTTGTTATCTGATGCTGGGATTGCCCATCCCGGCAGCGATGGAGGGAGCCAGTAAAATCCTGTTCCATCCTTCAGTTTTGCCCTGTGCCACCCCTGCTTTTTATCGAGAGATGTTTGTGCGAAACCTTCCTCAAGGTTATACAGATACCGACCGATTCCCCACTGAACGGCAGCACGCTTCATTGCACCTGAACGACCACCTTTGACGGCTTCTACCTGCGTGTTTTCAGCAGCATCCCATTTGGTTACCCATTCGGAATCAATCTTGATTGATATGCCGCATTCAACTCCGCCGTTGTTGGGAATATCGCGGTATTCATTGCGCCATCCTGCTTTGCCGCAAACATCGTCCAGGCGTTTCATGATTGCCCGGTTCGTGACATAAGCCAGCACCATAGCCCACACCTTGCCATCGCGTGTTTTACCGCTTTGCTGTATTCGCCATTCGATATCTTCAGGGCTGAATGGCTCATCGAATTTGTTCAAATCCATAATTCACCTCAGAATGGACACGGCCCAAGGAAATAACGCTGATTTAATACTTCGACTCGGGACAAATTAAGGCATACCCGCATTCCTTCGCGGTCACCATTATGGCGATACCAGAGAGCTTTCTGCGTGTACATGCGTCTCTGTAACTTGCTCTCCTTCACTGTGGTTGCAAGTGACATGAATATCTCCTTCGTTACCGATTAATTCTTTCATCTGACGAATGAATTCTTCGTCTGACCAGTTATCTGTAAAACTCATTTCCTGCGATACCACGGAAGGTTGATAGCTGATTTCATCGCTTTATTTGCTTCAAGCCACATTTTTGAATCACCAATAAATCTGGCTATTACTGCTTTGTTCTGTGCAGCACGAAGCATCTGGTGATTAATGGCTATTTCATTGCGCATAACGCCTCCAGTTGTTTCTTTGCTGCTCTGATTAATTGTTTAACTCGGCGTGATAATTCAGATTCGTGCGGGTAGAAAGCGGACATGACGCCGCTACCCGCGAGCTGAAAGTGCATCATGGGTAACTCCTTATATTTGATTGCATAACGAAAATGCCTCTCGTGAAGCATTATTGGTATGCGGTAAAGCCGCGCTCAGGCGGCTTTGATAGTCATATCATCTGAATCAAATATTCCTGATGTATCGATATCGGTAATTCTTATTCCTTCACTACCATCCATTGGAGGCCATCCTTCCTGACCATTTCCATCATCCCAGTCGAACTCACAAACAACACCATATGCATTTAAGTCTTTCGAAATTGCTATAAGCAGAGCATGTTGCGCCAGCATGATTAATACAGCATTTAATACAGCGCCGTGTTTATTGAGTCGGTATTCAGAGTCTGACCAGAAATTATTAATCTGGTGAAGTTTTTCCTCTGTCATTACGTCATGGTCGATTTCAATTTCTATTGACGCTTTCCAGTCGTAATCAATGATGTATTTTTTGATGTTTGACATCTATTCATATCCTCATAGATAAAAAATCGCCCTCACATTGGAGGGCAAAGAAGATTTCCAACAATCAGAACAAGTCGGCTCCTGTTTAGTTACGAGCGACATTGCTCCGTGTATTCACTCGTTGGAATGAATACACAGTGCAGTGTTTATTCTGTTGTTTATGCCAAAAATAAAGGCCACCATCAGGCAGCCTTGTTATTCTGTTTACCAAATTCTCTGGCAATCATTGCCGTCGTTCGTATTGCCCATTTATCGACATATTTCCCATCTTCCATTACAGGAAACATTTCTTCAGGCTTAACCATGCATTCCGATTGCAGCTTGCATCCATTGCATCGCTTGAATTGTCCACACCATTGATTTTTATCAATAGTCGTAGTCATACGGATAGTCCTGGTATTGTTCCATCACATCCTGAGGATGCTCTTCGAACTCTTCAAATTCTTCTTCCATATATCACCTTAAATAGTGGATTGCGGTAGTAAAGATTGTGCCTGTCTTTTAACCACATCAGGCTCGGTGGTTCCTTCACTTTCCACAGTCAAAGGAAATGGGTAGACTGTTGTTTCCACAGTCAAAAGAAGGGCTTTGTTATGACAGATATTGTTAATCCTAAAACCAACCCACACGAAGCCGCTCAACAGATTATTGTTGAGCTTATCAGAGCCGGTAATCTTGCCCCTGGCATTGACGGAAAGCCAATCACAGTTGTTTATGAAAAAATTCTTGATGAGATTATCAGAATAAACAGTAAGTAATTAAGAAAACAAAATTTCGAATGCCTGGCGGATGGTTGCAGCATCTTCGTTCGCCAGTTTTTTTCGTTCATCTGATGACATCGATAACAATGCATTTCTCTCAATCAATGTAGCCAGCAGTTTAGATGCTATATTTTGAACGTCAGGGTTTAACTCTAAGAATTTATTTCGACTACGTTCGAGAATAAGTTGTGTCGCGGGTGTATCTTTTAACTCAGATATTTTTATGTCCAATACATCAAGCATTTCTTTCGTTTTCTCAATTAGTAATTGTTCAATACATGAAATATCCATAATTACCTCGCCGTCAGTTGTTTTGATTTCCTGTAGCCTGCCGCGTAAAGAGCTACGTTTGGCAGGCAAATACTTCCACTGCGTTCATCTTCTTCCTTACAGCGAAGGCTTCCGAGTGATGCTGCTTTATCTGCTCTGACGCAACCAGAGAGCTTTAGCGCAATCTTTCGCGCCAGTCGCTGCTCTTGCATTGCCTGTTCACGTTGAGCCTGTCTGCGTGCTCTGCGGCTATTTCTGGCGTTATCGTCAGCCAGATATGTAATGACTACTGTCATGTTGACCTCCGATGATTGACTTTGGCGGTGACGCGCCGGGTGCTTATCTTCCGGTTGCCGTCGTGCAGCTGCACTTCACGTCACCCCAAAGCCAACTACTCTTTGGTTCCCGCATTTCGGCGGGACAATCCCATCAATGTTAAAGAGCCTGCCAATCTGTTCCGTTTGGCTACCAGCGTCCTGCTGATGACTTAAATTTAAGATTTCTTTAATTGGTGGTCAAGAGTGTTTTTGAAGAAAACTTAAATTTTATTGCGAAGTTTAAGTTTTGCTTTGATTTTTAAAGGAAAGAAAAAAGGGGCGAATGCCCCTTATGGAAGGTTTGCTATTTTTGCATCGACAACTACACCGATGATTTTGCAGTTCCCGTTGATCTCAATCATCGGATATTGTGGGTTAAGTGGTTTTAGAAACCTTCTGCCAGCATCAATAACTAACTTCTTGAAAGTTGCCTCGTTTTCTCCTTCGAGCTTTGCCACTACCAGCTTCCCATTACGAGGTTCTACTTCAGGATCGACTAGTATTATCATCCCTTCCGGGATGCTAAGACCGGCTGGAGCCGTCATCGAATCACCCTTTACGTCCAGCCAAAACGAATCTTCTGAACAATCTACGGTTGTATCGTACCAGTTATCTATTGCACGCTTATGATATGGCTCTACAGCTTCCATCCAACATCCTGCGCTTACCCAACTAATTAGAGGATACGAACCTCTTGGATCATGCCTGCTGTGATAGGCAATGTTTGAAAGACTATCTTCTCCTTTCAACAAGTAATCAGGGGAGCACTGCAAAGCCTTGGCTAAGGCCAATAGGTTTTCGCCATTGGGCTCAGTTTCAGAACGCTCCCATTGGGAAATAGCAACATTAGACACGCCAACCATCTTGCCAAGGGCAGCCTGCCTAATCTTGAGTTCTTTTCTGCGAGCGCGAATACGCTCACCCATCAGTTGTGTATTCATAGTTAAGACATCTTAAATAAACTTGACTTAAGATTCCTTTGATAGATAATTTAAGTGTTCTTTAATTTCGGAGCGAGTCTATGTACAAGAAAGATGTTATCGACCACTTCGGAACCCAGCGTGCGGTAGCTAAAGCGTTAGGCATTAGCGATGCAGCAGTCTCTCAGTGGAAGGAAGTCATCCCAGAGAAAGACGCCTATCGACTGGAAGTCGTTACAGCTGGCGCCCTGAAGTATCAAGAAAGTGCTTATCGCAAAGCGGCATAAGCAAATTGCTCTTTAACAGTCATGGTCCTCATTCCCGCCGAAATGCGGGAATACAACGCGCATCAGTTGGTGCGTATAACTTCTTATTTGTTAAGGAAATACTTACATATGCAACTTACAAGTACTCGCAAGAAAGCGAATGCAATTACAAGCAACATCCTAAATCGAATTGCTGTACGTGGTCAGCGAAAGGTTGCCGACGCGTTAGGGATTAATGAATCGCAAATTTCGCGATGGAAAGACAGCTTTATCCCAAAGATGGCCATGCTTCTGGCTGTGCTGGAGTGGGGTGTTGAAGACGAGGAATTGGCGGAACTGGCAAAGAAAGTAGCCAAGGTGCTGACAAAAGAAAAGCCTCAAGACTGCTGCAACAGTTTTGAGGCCTGATGTAGAAAGACTGGATCAATCCACAGGAGTAATTATGACAAAACGTCGTAAGAAATACCAGGAAAAAGAAGAGATTCGACACCCTGATTCACCTGAGGGATTAGTGGTAGCCGCAGCAAATAACAGGGCGTTCGCAGAGCGCCTTGTTGGTGTTTACAGACTAGCCAAAGCAGGAGTGAAACATGGGCGTCGTTAAGTTAGCTGATTACAGGCCTCAACTTGAGGTCGTGGAGCATCGCGTGGCAGATACCGAAGATGGTTTCATGCGCGTTGCTAACGAGATTACCGACAGTCTGCTGATGGCTGATTTAACCGTCCGGCAGTTGAAGGTGATGCTCGCTATCATGCGCAAGACATACGGATTCAATAAGCCGATGGATCGACTCACAAACACGCAGATAGCAGCCATGACAGGTATTCATCACACTCATGTTTGCGCTGCCAAGCGCCAGCTTATTGAGCGTAAATTCCTCATTGCTGATGGCGTGAAAATCGGAGTGAACAAGGTGGTTTCGCAGTGGATTAGCCAGGACAGCTTAACATTAGCTAAAACAGCTAATAAAACATTAGCCAAGTCAGCTAATGGGTATAAGCCAAGTCAGCTAAACACAAAAGACAATATACAAAAGACAATAAATACAAATACCCCCTTACCCCCTAACGGGGGCGGCGATGGGCAGGTTAAACCTGAACGTCGCAAGGCAGAACGAATCGACTACGAATCCTTCCTGAACGCCTACAACACCGAAGTCGGTGACAGACTTCCACACGCTGTTGCGGTCAACGAGAAACGCAAACGCCGCCTGAAAAAAATCATCCCGCAACTGAAAACGCCAAACGTGGACGGTTTCAGGGTGTATGTCAGGGCGTTTGTGCATCAGGCCAAGCCGTTTTACTTCGGAGACAACGACACGGGCTGGACGGCTGATTTTGATTACCTGCTGAGAGAAGATTCGTTAACGGGAGTTCGTGAAGGGAAGTTTGCAGACAGGGGAATTGCATGAGACAGGATATCGAAGCGAGCGTTATCGGTGGCCTGCTGATTGGTGGATTAACTCCAACCGCCAGCGACGTTCTGGCAACGCTGGAGCCGGAAGCGTTTTCAATTCCGCTCTACAGGAAAGCCTTCGAGGTTATCCGCAAGCAGGCGAGAAACAGAAACCTAATCGATGCGCTGATGGTTGCCGAGGAGTGCGGAGAGGAGCATTTCACGTCAATCCTGATGACCAGCAAAAACTGCCCGAGTGCCGCAAACCTGAAGGGATATGCTGGAATGGTCGCGGATAACTATCACCGCCGTCTGGTGCTGGAAATCATGGATGAAATGCGTGAACCAATTCAGAGCGGAACCATCGACGCATCGAGTCAGGCGATGGATGAACTTGTAAAGCGTCTTTCAGCTATCAGAAAGCCCCGTGACGAGGTTAAACCTGTACGGTTAGGGGAAATCATCACTGACTACACTGACACGCTTGACAGGCGTCTGAGGAACGGAGAAGAGTCAGATACCCTGAAGACCGGAATCGAAGAACTTGACGCAATCACCGGAGGGATGAACGCAGAAGACCTGGTGATTATCGCCGCTCGTCCTGGTATGGGGAAAACCGAACTGGCGCTGAAGATTGCCGAAGGCGTTGCAAGTCGTGTTATTCCTGGTTCTGACGTCCGGCGCGGAGTATTGATTTTCTCAATGGAAATGAGCGCATTGCAGATTGCAGAGCGAAGTATTGCCAACGCCGGGAGGATGTCGGTTAGCGTGCTGCGAAATCCTGCATCGATGGATGACGAAGGCTGGGCGCGTGTTGCTAACGGCATGAGTCAGCTTGCAGATTTGGATGTATGGGTAGTCGATGCCTCGCGGTTATCGGTCGAAGAAATTCGCTCAATCGCAGAACGGCACAAACAGGAAAATCCAAACCTGTCACTCATCATGGCGGATTATCTTGGCCTGATTGAGAAGCCGAAAGCAGACCGCAACGACCTTGCAATTGCTCACATCTCCGGAAGCCTGAAGGCGATGGCGAAAGACCTGAAAACGCCTGTTATCTCCCTAAGCCAGCTTTCACGCGATGTTGAGAAGCGACCAAACAAACGCCCGACAAACGCAGATTTGCGTGATTCAGGAAGCATTGAGCAGGACGCAGACTCAATCATCATGCTCTATCGGGAAGCGGTATATGACGAGAACAGTAGCGCCGCGCCCTTTGCTGAAATCATTGTGACGAAAAACCGTTTTGGCTCGCTTGGTACGGTTTACCAGCGGTTCTGCAACGGACACTTTGTTGCATGTGACCAGGATGAAGCCAGACAGATTTGCACAGCATCAAATGCACCTGCTGCGCGTGGCAGACGATATGCACAAGGGGCTGACGTATGAATAAAAAACAATTAGCCATTCTCGAAAAGGCATGGGATGCACAAATATCATGCGCTTTGAAAGAACAGGCACTACCAATAATCCAGACCAAATCGAAAATAGCCAGGCA